TTCCCCAAAGCCCGTCCCGGTCAGTACCTGAAGCATGATGACAGGCTGATGGCTGATGGTCGCTTCCCCGTCCAGACTGGCCTTCACCTGGTCTTTTCCGCAGCGCTAATCCGCCGTGCGCTGATTGTTGCCGCAGTCTGTCTGGCCGTAGCGACGGGGCTTTAATCATGAACTGGCCTCAAATCACCCTCATCATCCTGCTTGCCTTTGGTCTGGGCGTAACCGCCATCAAGCATGGCGAGCCACGCAACGATAAATACAGCTTCTGGTGGCAGCTCGCTGGCAACCTCGTTATTGCCTGGCTGCTCTGGTGTGGCGACTTCTTCAGTCAGGCCCGCGCAGCCCAGCCACCGCAGGCCGCGCTGCAGTATCGCGACGATGTGATCCGTAATGCCCGGCTTGAATGGGGAATGTCTGCACCGGTGGCCGACTTCGCCGCGCAGCTGCATCAGGAAAGCGGCTGGCGACCTGATGCGGTCTCGCCGGTTGGCGCTCAGGGGCTGGCGCAGTTTATGCCCGCCACCGCCGACTGGATAAGCCAGCTGATGCCGGGGCTGAACAGCCGCGAGCCATTTAATCCTGCATGGGCCATCCGGGCGCTGGTCAGCTATGACCGCTGGCTGTGGCAGCGCGTCAGCGCCGTCAACGGCTGCGAGCGTATGGCCATGACGTTGTCGGGCTATAACGGCGGTCTGGGCTGGATACAGCGGGACAAGCGGCTGGCCTCGCAGCAGGGGCTGGACAGCACCCGCTGGTTTGGTCATGTCGCCACGGTGAATGCCGGGCGCAGCGCCGCCAACTGGCGGGAGAACCGCCACTACCCGCAGCGTATCCTGCGGGAGCTGGCTCCGCGCTATATCACATGGGGAGGCAGCAGCTGTGTGGAACCTGGTTAAAAGATTACCGTGGCGCGGCATGGTGCTGGCGCTTGTTCTGGTGGCTGCTCTTTATGGATTGAACCGCTGGGGCTATCACGACGGTTCTGAGGACGCAAAACGTGACGGTGACGCAGCGCTCAGTCGGCTGCAGTCAGCGTTCGACACGTACAAAACGGAGCAGGCAACGCTTGAGAACGCTGCGCTGCGGGCCTGGGCAAAACGGTATCAGGAGCAGGTTGCCGCCGGGCAGCAGGCTGAAGCCAGTTACCTTGAGCAGATTGCTCAACTGGAGAGCCAGAACAAACAACTACAGGGGCAAATTAACGATGTCACACAGCGCTGGATTGATGAAAAAGGTAAGAGCCATCCCATTGAGTGCGTGTTTACTCGCGGTTTCGTGCGCCAGTACAACGCCGCGCTCGGATATGACAACGCATCCGTCGACACCGGTCATTCAGACACAGCTGCCGCCGCTGGCACCGGCACTGGCGCAGCGTCCGGGCAACCTGAAACCGCTGACGCCTGGCTACGCGACTCAGGCGTCTCCCAGCGTGACGTCCTCGCCAACATCATCGACAACGCGAAGCAGTGCCGCATCTGGCGCAGCCAGATAAACGGGCTGCTGGACGAACGGGAAGGATTACAGAAATGACGTTGCAGGTTGAATTCTGGACGGTGGTGGGTTTCCTCATCACCTTCATGAGCTTTGTCGGTGGTATAGCAAAGTGGCTTTTCAGTAAAGCGGAGGAGCGTCAGGCGGCGCGGTTCGCCTCCCTTGAGCAGTCGCTGCAACAGTCCGCCTCCAACTGGGGCGAGCTGGAAAAAGAATTTATGCGGTTTAAGGCGGATTTACCGCTGAACTACGTCCGCCGCGAGGATTATATCCGGGGCCAGACGGTCATCGAGGCCAAGCTGGACGCGCTCTACAACAAACTGGAACTGGTACAGCAGTACCGCCATACAGGAGGTCGTAATGGTTGATATCGCCCGCGTGCGCCGGGAGTCCCTGCGCTGGAGTCTGCTGGTTGCTCTGAACAAAACCCGCCCGTATACCGCCAGCGAGACGCTGCTGCTGGATGTATCCCGCGCCATCTACCCGGACACCACGCAGCTGGAGCTGCGCCGTGAGCTGGATTATCTGGCCGACCGCAAGATGGTAGATCTGGAGAAAAAACCCTCCGGCGACTGGTTTGCCGACCTGACCCGCCTCGGCGTCGACCTGGTGGAATACACCGTGGAATGCGGCCCCGGCATCGCCCGCCCGGAAAAGTACTGGAGTGAATGATGGCCAGACGCAGCACGATAGAAAAGCTGCCGGAAGACGTGCGTCGCTGGCTTGAGCGGGCGCTGACTGAATCCGGCTTCAGCGGGTATAACGAGCTGGAGTCCCTGCTGCGTGAGCAGGGTTACGTCATCAGCAAATCGGCTATCCATCGTTATGGCCAGAAGATTGAGCGCCGTTATGGCGCTATCCGTGCGGCCACCGAAGCGGCTCGTATGCTGACCGAAGGTGCGGCTGACGATCAGGATGCACGTTCGGAGGCGGTGATCGCCCTGATTCAGACCGAGCTGTTCGAGAGTATTGTCCAGCTGCAGGAAGCGGAAGAAGGCGAAGTCGACCCCAAAGAGCGCGTGGCGCTGCTGTCGAAGGTGGCGAAGAACGTGGCCACGCTGTCCCGCGCGTCCGTCAACCTCAAGAAGTTCCAGTCCGAAGTCAGGGCCAGAGCGCAGCAGGCAGCCAGCAACGCCGAGAAAATTGCCCGTAAGGGGGGACTGTCAACCGATGCAGTACAGGCGCTGCGCCGTGAAATTCTGGGGATTGCCACATGAGTCAGCTTGCTCCCGTTTTGCCTGATACCTCGGCGCTGGATATCCCCGCCGTTCTGATGCCCTACCAGCAGCGCTGGGTGGCTGATACGTCGCCGCTCAAGGTGATTGAGAAGAGCCGCCGAACCGGTATCACCTGGGCTGAGGCGTCCGATGATGTTCTGACCGCAGCCTCTTCAGCGCCTGCGGGCGGGATGAACGTGTATTACATCGCCTATAACCAGGACATGACCGTCGAATACATCCAGGCGTGTGCGATGTGGGCGCGGGCATTCAACTATGCCGCCAGCGAAATCGAAGAGGGTTTCTGGGAGGAGGACGAAGACGACAAGCACATCAAGACCTACACCATCAAATTCCCTGACTCCGGCTTCCGCGTTGTCGCGCTCTCAAGTCGCCCGTCTAACCTGCGTGGCCGTCAGGGCATCATCGTTATCGACGAAGCGGCGTTCCATGAGCAACTGGACGAACTGCTGAAGGCGGCGCTGGCGATGCTTATCTGGGGCGGTAAAGTACGCGTTATTTCCACCCATGACGGTGACGATAACCCGTTCAATACGCTTATCGGTGATATCCGGGCCGGGCGTCAGGGGGGTAGCGTACATCGCATTACTTTTCAGGAGGCTGTGTCCGAGGGGCTGTTCCACCGCGTCTGCCTGCGTACCGGGAAAGAATGGTCGCAAGCGTCCGAGCAGGCGTGGATGGCATCGGTGTACAAATTCTACGGTGCTGGTGCATCGGAGGAGCTTGACTGTGTTCCGGCCAACGGTGGCGGAGCCTGGCTGTCCCGCGCCCTGATTGAGTCCCGTATGTCGGCTGGCACGCCGGTGTTGCGCCTGACCTGCCCGGAGGGTTACGAGCTGAAGCCCGACGACGTCCGCTGGAGCGAGACGCAGGAGTGGCTTGATACGCATCTGAAGCCGTTGCTGGAGGCGCTCCCCGCTGACGCACGTTCTTTCCTGGGGCGCGACTTTGGCCGCAGCGGTGACCTGTCGGTGGACTATCCCCTGCTGCAGGAGAAGAACCTGGTTCGCCGCGTGCCGTTCGTGCTGGAGCTGCGCAACGTGCCGTTCAAACAGCAGGAGCAAATCGCCTGGTACCTGATGGACGGTCTGCCCAACCTGATGGGGGCGGCGCTTGACGCCCGTGGTAACGGCTCCTATCTGGCGGAGTATGCCATGCAGCGCTACGGCTCCAGCCGGGTTAAGCAGGTGATGCCAACTGAAAACTGGTATCGCGAGCATATGCCGCCGGTCAAGGCTGCGCTGGAAGATGGGAACCTGGTGGATTTACCGAAGGATGAAGACACGCTGGATGACCTGCGGGCCGTTCAGGTGGTAAACGGCGTTCCCCGCGTGCCGGAGCAGCGCTCAAAAGCGAAGTCTGACAGTGGCAAGCGTCACGGGGATTCAGCCATCGCGCTGGCGCTGGCGTACTTCGCCAGCCGTGAAATTAACAAAGGGCCGGTGAAGGCAAGCTCACGCCGTCGTCGTCAGGCGGCCCGTATGCTGGAGGATTACTGATGGCCCGTGGACTCTGGGTTTCACCCAATGAGTTTGTCTCTTTTGCCGAACCCAATAAAACGCTGACGGAGCAGATCGCCTCGCGCAGCCGCTCCATCGACTTCTTCGGGCTGGGAATGTACCTGCCTAACCCTGACCCCATTCTGAAATCTCAGGGCCGGGATATCCGTATCTA